CCATAATACCCTCAACAAAAGCGTTGGGTGCGGAAGGGTCTGCTACAATATCAGCAGCTGTTGCTAGGTAAAAATCATCTCTCACATAGTTTGCACCATTCCTCTGATCCAAACTTCCCATGCCCCTAGATGAAACGCCTAACTTGGCACCCTCATCCATAAGGTTCTTAACAATTTCTCCCATCGGTGTGGCCATAATCTTTGCCTCACCAATGAAATTTTTACCATCAGGAGTCAGAGAAGTAATCATGTGGGACACTCTTTCCAAATTGACGGTTGGCCCGTCTGGATGGCCCAGTTCACCAAATGCACGACTCTCTCTGATAAAATTCTTATTATACTTTGAAACTTCTTTCTGTAACACTTCCATAGGATACACACGGCCGTTACGGTTTTTAACGTCAGCCTGCATGAATATGCCTTTGATCTTGTAGGTCTTACCACCATCTTCTTTTGCTTCGGTGATATACTCTACTTCTTCTACGGCTTCTGAAAATAATTTTACGGTCTGCATCTCATATCCCCTATGACGTATAGTTTTCGTCTTTCTTAAATTCGATGATGATCGTACCAGATGTACCGAAACAACTAGCTTCATGATCACCAGAACTTGCAGTAGTGTTTACGGCTGTCCCTGCAATTTTACTAGCAGTTCCGTCATAGTGTCCTGTACCAGCACATCTAAACTGTGTAGAATCTTGTGAATTGTTTGCAGCTGCACCCACTTCTATGATTTCTACATGACCTGTATCGTCATCTGCTGTACCCTGTACCAATGACCACCAAATACGGTTTAAATGTAGTTTTGCACCGTTTGCGTGACCAGCTAATGCACTTGCATCTAGAATAGCATTATTTGCAGTTGTATCATCTTCGATATCAACCAAGATGGTGACATATCCACCATCGCCTGCATTTGCTACAGGTGTGTCTCTTAATGTTCTTGTAGCAAAAGCCATTTTTTTACTCCTAGATAGCTAGCATTTCTTTTTCAAAATATCCAAGAAGTTCTTTCTCAGGAACTTTATATTTTCTTGAAATATCTGTAATAGTTTTCTCGAAACTATTTAGGAAATCAGAAGGTTTAGCATCCATTTTTTTGAATATATCGTCCACTGCATCCTTTAATTTAGGAGAAAGCTTCTTATATTGTTTAGATTTCTTGTGTTCATCCCTCTCTACAACTGTAGATTCATAGATTTCCTCAATCCTCTTCATTTTCTACACTCATTGTTTTAACAAAAGTCTTAGCTAATTCTCTTCGTTGTGATTCTAAAGCATCTCCAACTTTACTAGACAATGCAGTACTAAATTGTGTTTCTGCTTCTACGTTGTTACCATTAGACAACGCATCAATAATTTCTCTACTCATTATTTATCTCCTCCATTTTCAGTTGCTTTCGCAGTTGCTTTTGCTTGATCAGCTGCACCCAATGCTTGAGCAGCTTGTGCTTTCTTCAAGTCATCTTCTGGGTCTTCTTCACCTTGGAACTTACCATAATCATCAGCAGGAATAGGAGCGCCACCAACTTCTGGATAACGTGTAACACCATCGCCACCATCTGGTAAACTTATACCACCGTCCATTGGGTCTTTTTCAAGTTCACGAGCAATTTGATCTCTCATCTCATCAATCTGAGTATCGTTCATACGTAGAACATGTTTAAGAACATATTCTTTACTGAAGAATGTACCAATATAAGACTGAATTGAATCTAGTGTTTGAATACGATCATTAATAAGTTCAGCTTCTTTTAGTTCTGCAAAGTGACCATCTTTTAAGAAATCATATTGAATGTGTTCTTTCATCACATCCCAATCATCCAAAGATATAATACCCTTCAACAACAGCTGAGTCTTTAAAATATCAGTGAATATTGGTGTAAATTTCTTTCTGATCTTTTGAATAAATTTAGTAAATTTTAGTTCGTCCCTAGTAATATCACTACTACGTCCCATACTAAATTGATTCTCTGCTTCTAAACGAGAAATAGGAACGTTAAGTGAACGATATAATTTCTGTCTGAAATATTCAATATCGTCAATTTCACCAAGATTTTGACCACCGGCTAAAGTAGTAATTTCTGTACCTCTACCACCTTCACGCCGTGGAAGCCAGAAATCTTCTAGCATACTCATCTGATTTCTATCATCACGAATCTCACCAGTAGATGCATCATACACTAATTTATTACGGTAACGATTCATAACGTCTTTAAGATACTGTTCTGCTTTTACCTTTGGTAGATTACCAACATCAATGTAAAAAATTCTACGTTCTGGAGCACGTGAGATACGATAGATAACCAATGCATCCTCAATCATACGTAATTGATTGACAGGTTTAATTGCCTTATGCAAATAAGACAGAACCTTACCACCGTTCTGATCAATAACACCAGAAGGACAATATGCAATTGCATCTGCTGCAATCTTCAATCCTTGACTAGCTCCACCGTATCCTGCTGAGAAAAGTCCTTTCTCATTATAGATAAAGTACTCATCAATTTTTGTTATCATATCTACGCCAGTCTTTATGTCTTTATCTTTTTTGACCTGTCTGGCTTTTTTAATTTTTATAGGATCAATATAACGGAGGTCAACAATACCTCGTTTGGGATTTTTTGTATCAATTACTTTATGGTAGAAAACTCGACCATCAACATACCACCTACGCATGATGTCATGACCTTTTTGTTCCCATTCCATAAGGGATAATACTGTATCAAATTCTTTTCTGATTGCTCTTTTGATTTTGTCTGGATATGGAAGCCTGTCAGTACTAAGAGTTACCGATTGTGATACCTCATCAGCTGTCACTGCTTCGTTTATAATATCCTCAATTGCACTGTCGCATTCTGGTTGTTGTGCAATGTCTCTATATCTTCGAATTAAATCTAGTTCTGTTTTTTCACGACCATCGGTATCTAAAACTTGTCCAAAGAAACCACCACCAGCAACGTCGATAGCGCCATCATCAGGAGTTGGGGTGGTGAAGACTTGTTCACCACCCGTTTCCTTATTAGCCCGATTAATTGTAAAACCGAAAAGTTCAGCCATAATATTTCATATCTCCCTACTCCTTTATTTAGTAGGTTTATAAAGTCACTTATACAGTGAGTGACGCAGTAACTGTAAATGAAGCTCCTGATGTCTCAACTTCGTTTGTTAGAAAGTGTTGATATCTAAATGATACTTGAAACTCTTCAACAGCAGTTGCTGCCTCAGTAGTAAGTTCAATATTACTTATAGTCAACGGCCAAGCATTAATAAACTTATATTGTTTCAAAACTCTATCATCTTTATCTAACTGAGATACGGTCATATCAGCACAGTATGCCAAACTATTACTTTCACCTTGACCCGTTGCAAGGTTATTAATAGCATTTGACCATTGTTCCATAGCGTTACGGATTGCAAAATCTGTATCGTTAAGGAATGTTACATCCCATGTATCAGGAAAGTCTCTATCCCCTGCAAGAAAAATCTTCCTTCCTCTAAAAGGAATTTCAATTTCTGTAAGAGCCATTGCTGGTAGCGCAGTGGCCTTGCAAAGAAAAGAAGCCTTTCTAATATCAAAGTTACTAATACCAGGCAATTGAGGTACTAAAACTTCTACTTTAAATTGGTTAGCTCTGGCACCGCCACCAATTAGTTGGGCTCTAAATTGATCTATTGTTCCAACCATGTTATGTTACCTCCTTAAAATTGACCAATTACTTCACTGAACTCAACGCCTGTGCGAACTGCAACAAAGTTAAGAGAGATAAAGTTAATTGATCTTGCTGGTTTAATATAGATGTCGGCAATAAATTCGTTTCGGTCAATGACTTCACCCGTGTTGTTTGTGCCATCAGCAACAACTTGGAAATCAGTAATACCTCTACGACCCTGCACATCCCTCAAGAAAGGTTCAACTAAGTTACGGAACTGAGCCCGTGTAAACTCATCGTTGAACTCAAAGAGTTGGAATTTAGCAGCAGTAGCAATTGCTTTTTCAAGAACAAGGAACAATCTACGCACGTTAATACGATCAAATGCACTTGGTTTTGTTAGAGCAGTTTTATCACCAAAGAGAACTACACCTTGGCCTGGAAAATCAACAACTGGGTTGATACGAGCCTTGTAGAGAATATCTCTTTCTGCTTGTTGTGGATTATATGCAAGTTTAATTGCACCACGAATATTACCACGATTGAAACCGCCTGGTGAGAACCAAGGGTCAGCAACGCTGTCTGTGAATGCACACAAACCAGCAATGTCACCATTCAGTGGAACATAACGATACAAATCGTTATATTTGTCATACATGTATTTGTAACCACTGTCATAAACCACATAGGAAGATGATGGTAGTGTATCATAAGAATTTTTAACATTTACTGTTTGCGTGTTTGAACTTTGAACATTAACAACCGACTGTCTAGCAGGCGATATAAATGCAACAAGGTCTTTTCTTAATTCTGCAAGATCAGTTAACATTGTACCGTGTGTATCAAACTCATCGCCAGGCGTACCGAATGAACTACCACTAACTGTAACAGAAGGACCACCAAGAATAAAGTTAATATCATGGAGTTCAGCATTTGCAAATAAGTCATATGCAGTACGTTTTTCACCAAGGGATACTGCATAATCATCAGTACCACCTGTAAGAGAGTCAAGTGTTGGTGTATCTACAGCTGTAAATGAACCAGCATCTGTATCTAAAACCATGTTATCGCCCGTTTCAGCAAGAACATTATCACCTTCATCAGCACTATTTGCATCCGTGGCGTCTAAGACAAGAGCATTAGTTGCATCAAGGTCTACTCCCCAGTTTGTTCCGGCTGAAAGATGATCCATCCAGAAAACAAATGCTGAACGAATATAAAGAATTTCTGCATAGTAGTTTGTTCCACCTTGTGCATTTTTAGCATTAGGGTTTTTGGAAAGAGCAGTATAAGTTTCTAAAACAGAAAGTGTACGTTGACCAGCAACATTTTCAGCAAAACCTGAAATTTTACCAGTTGTATCATATACTACGATATGCATTTCATCATTAGCACCACGGCCTTCTTTAGTAGACCAAGTAGATGTGCCCGGTGCGGAATCAAACAAATCGTAGAACTTCCACCGGCGTCTAATAAATGAGTTGTCAGCAAGGGAAGCAGCAAGGCCAGTTCCATTTGGATTATCTAAGTCACGAACCGTGATAGTATTGTTTGCAGTATCTCTGGCAGTTACTTCGTATTCTTTGCCAGCATGACCTGTAGCAGCAGTT